GTGGAGAACATGGTGCGCAACGACCTGGCCCGCGTGATCGCCCTCAAGATCGACGCCGCTGGTCTGTACGGCACCGGCTCCAGCAACGAGCCTCTGGGTCTGAAGAACACCACCGGCATCGGCACTGTCGATTTCGCCGCTGCTGCTCCTACCTTCGCTGAGGTGGTGGATCTGGAGAGCGATGTGGCTACCGCCAACGCTCTGCTGGGTTCCCCGGTGTATCTGATGAACGCTGCCATGCGCGGCAACCTGAAGACCACCAAGAAGGATGCAGGCTCCGGCATCTTCATCATGGAGAACGGCGAAGTCAACGGCTATCGCGGTGTGCTCTCCAACCAGGTGGCTTCCGGCGATCTGTGGTTCGGCAACTTCGCCGACCTGATCATCGGTTACTTCTCCGGCCTCGACATCATGGTGGATCCCTACACCCACAGCACCTCCGGGACTGTGCGCGTGGTTGCCCTCCAAGACGTTGACATCGCCGTCCGCCACGCTGAATCCTTCAGCCGCGGTAACGATTCCCTCTGATCATGTTGATCGAGGTCTTACGGCAAACAATGCTGGCAGGCCAGGTAGTTCGGGTGGGGGAAGTCCATGAGGCATCCCCCTCCGACGCCAAACTTCTGATCGGCATTGGCAAAGCTGTTGCGGCTGCCGCTGTGGTGGCCGAGGTGGTTGAGGAGATTACTCAACCTGCACCCAAACCAACTACCCCCCGACGGAGGGCTAAACAATGACCATCCACAATCTTGGTTCTAAGACCACGGTTCTGGGCCTGCTGCGCAACGACGTTGTGACTGCAACCGGCACCGGCTCTGCAATCGACCTGCAGGGTTATGAGGGCGACATGGCTGTGCTGCTGGACGCCGAAGCCGGCGGTGCTGGCATCACTTATGCCGTGAAGCTGACCGAATCCGACACCTCCGGTGGTTCCTACACCGACGTGAGCGGCGGCGCCTTCACCACCACTTCCGCTAACACTGCCTCGCTGCAGAAGATCTACGTCAACGCGACTTCCCTGAAGCGTTTCGTGAAGGTCTCTGTGACCGTGGCTGGTGGCACCGGCGCTGGTGCTGTCGCTGTGATCGGCCTGGCTTCTGCCAAGTACGGCTGATCATGGCGATCACTGAGGATCTGGACGCATTCCTGGCGGACTTTGGCGTTAGCTGTACAGCTGGCGCCACTACCGCCAACGGAATCCTGGACATGCCAAGCCAGGTGATCAGCGATGGGATGGTGCTCACCACCGACTACACGCTGACAGCCAGAACCTCGAAGTTCGGGAGCCTCATCCGCGGCGATTCAATCACTGTGGATGGGGCTGCCTACACCGTCCGCGAGACGATGCTGATTAGCGACGGCAAATTCGTGCAGATTGCCCTGCAGAAATCATGAGCGGTCCTTTCAAGGTCAACACTCGCAGCCAGTGGTCTGCACTGAACCCTGTGCTGCTTGCAGGAGAGCCTGGCCTTGAGAGCAACACGCAGAATCTGAAGATCGGTGATGGACTGACGCCGTGGAATAAGTTGCCGTATCACGGCTGTCCTGGATATTGGGGATCCTTCTGGGATGAGACTTCACAGGTCGCCGCTGCGATCGATACGGCCTATCCGATTTTGCTAAGGAAGGTTGATCTTGCCAATCGCGGCGTCAAGATCATCTCCGACAGCCGGATCACGGTTGACCATCCGGGGATCTATAGCTTTACGTTCTCGATCCAGTTCAGTAATAGTGACGCGCAGATCCATGACGTGAACGTCTGGCTGCGCAAGAACGACAGCGGTAGCAGTGGTGATGTGGCTGCAAGCGACAGCAAGTTCAGCATCATCTCCAGCCATGGCGGCGTGGACGGCAATGTGATTGGCACGGTGAACTTCGTGCTGGGCCTGGTGGCTGGTGACTACATCGAACTGATGTGGATGACCAGCAATGTGGCGGCTTACATCCACGCTGAAGGTGCTTCGGCCAGCCCGGCACATCCGAGCATCCCTGGCATCATTTGCACAGTGGTGCAGGTGGCATCGGCATGACGACAAAGCGCGAGACGATCTTGGCTGCAGTACGCACGGCGCTCACTGGCACCAGTGGGGTGAGCACCAGGATCTATCGGAGCCGTGTTGAGCCATTGGCCCGTGGCGAATTGCCGGCCATTGTTGTCGAGCCTGTCAGTGATACCGCGGTTCAGAACACCAGTCTGCCCACGCTGGACTGGAGCCTGACTATCCGCGTGGTGGTGATTGTGCGCGGCAATATCCCAGATCAGGTTGCGGATCCGATCGTGCAGGATATGCACAGCAAGATCATGGCCGACCTGACATTGGGTGGCTATGCAATCGACATTCAGCCGATGGGCGTGGACTTCAAGTTAGAAGAAGCCGATCAGCCCTCAGGCGTAATTGTGTGCGAGTATCTGATCAGGTATCGCACTAGCGTTGCGGATCTGACCACTAGCGTCTAGCTACAATGCAGGATGAATACACTGGGCAAGGCGGTTCCTACCTGCTGAATCCCAAGACCGGCAAGCGAAAGCTCGTAGAGCGGACAGAGCCGGCATCTCAACCAATGAGCGAGGCTTCGACCGATGCCACTGCTGAGCCGCAAACGCCTGATTCTGATTAAGTCAGAATCAACCTACGCAACTGACTCCAGCCCGGCCGGCACTGATGCGGTGTTGGTGCGTGATCTTGAGATCACCCCACTGCAGAGCGATACGGTCGATCGTGAGCTGATCCGCCCTTATCTCGGTGCATCGCAGCAGCTGCTGGCGAACACTCGCGTCGAGGTGACTTTCACGGTTGAGCTGGCTGGTTCCGGCTCTGCTGGTACTGCTCCTGCTTTCGGTGCTGCGCTCAAGTCTTGCGGCTTTAGCGAAACCGTTACCGCATCTGCAATCACTGGTACTGCCCAGGCTGGTTCCGCTGGTTCGATCACTCTGGCCGCTGGCGCCAGCTCGACGAACGACATCTACAACGGCATGGTGATCAGCCTGACCGGCGGCACGGGCTCCGGCAGCAGCGGCATCATCACTGATTACGTTGGCAGCACCAAGGTTGCCACGGTTCAGAAGACCACCACGGCCTTCACGCCTGATGGCACCAGCACCTACAGCATCGCGGCCAACGCCAAGTATCAGCCTGTCAGCAGCAGTTTTGGCAGCAGCACCATCTATTACAACATCGATGGCGTGCTGCATAAGCTGACCGGCTGCCGCGGCACCTTCACGCTGTCTGGCGAGGTGGGTGAGATCCCGAGCATCGAGTTCACGATGACCGGCATCTACAACGCCCCGACCGATACCGCGGCGCCGACTGCTACCTACAGCGCCCAAGCTGTGCCGGTGGTCTTCAAGAACGGCAACACCACCAACTTCGAGCTGCTCAGCTACGCCGGCTGTCTGCAGGCTCTGGAGATCGAATGCGGCAATGAAATCATCTACCGCGAACTGGTGGGCTGCACCAAGGAAGTGCTGATCACCAACCGTGCGGTGACGGGTTCGGTGACCGTCGAGGCGCCGACCATTGCGGCCAAGGATTTCTTCACCGCTGCCCTGAGCGATAGCAGCCTGGGCAACCTGACCCTCAAGCATGGTCAGACCGCTGGCAATATCGTCACGCTGACAAGCTCGACGATTGACATCGGCGATCCGAGCTACGAAGATCAGGACGGAATCCATATGCTTGCCGTGCCGGTGATCGCCGTGCCTGGCAGCTCTGGTAACGACGAGATCAACCTAGTCTTCTGCTGATGTCTTTCGTTCTCAAGCAGTCCACGTCCTACAAATGGCCGGTGAGCGTAAAGCTGCCGGCCGACGGCGGCAAATTTGAGAAACAGACATTCGACGCAGAGTTCAAGCGATTACCGCAGGGCCGGATCAATGAGATCCAGGCTGAGGTGCAGGTGCGCATCAAAGCCGCTGAGCGCAATGAGCCAGTGGATAACAGCATCAGCGATCAAACGATTGCCGATGAACTGCTGGTTGGCTGGGCCGGTGTGGTGGATGCTGATGGCGATGAGGTGCCATTTTCTGAAGCCACCAAGCAGCAACTGCTCGACATCCCAACCGTGGCCGCGGCCATCATCGTGGCTTACTTCGACAGCCTGACCGGGACTAAAGCAAAAAACTGAGAGACGCCGCCCGGTACTGGGTGAAGGGCGGCGTTATCGATCAAACCTTGGATGATGCAGCGGCCTTCGGTCTTGAGATCGATGTAACGCCGCGGCCTGAGTATTTCGAGGTTGAGCCTGATGCATGGCCTGCAGTGCAGGCATTCCTGCGATGTCAGACGCAATGGCGCACAGGACCGGCTGGGTTGGTTGGCCTGGACTATGCAGCGTTGGCGTGGACGTTTAAGCTGTATGAGGTGCCTGATCCTGCTGCCATGCTCGCTGACGTGCAGATCATCGAAGGCGAAATCCTGGCCGCAATGCACGAGAAGGAGGGCTGATCATGGCGCTCGATATGACTGCCGCGGTCAAGATCCAGGCGAGTGTTGATGGCGTTGCGCAGATTGCTGGACTAGAGAAAAGCCTGCAGCGTGTTGATAAAGAAGCCACCGGCCTGCAAGGTACATTCAATCGACTGAAAGGAATCACCAGCGGATTGGGTGGCGCCTTTGGTGCGTTGCTGCCAGCTGCTGGTATTGCCGGCCTGACTGCATTGGGCAAGCGTGCCATTGATACAGCCGACAACCTGAACGATCTCAGCCAGCGCACTGGTGTCGGTGTTGAGAGCTTGAGCAAGTTTGGCGCCGCTGCAGCCGATAGCGGCAGCAGTGTGGATGAGGTAGCCAAGGCCATGGGCCGGCTGGCCCGCGGTGTGGTGGATCCGGCCTCGAAGGCTAATGAGGCATTGCGCTCGATCGGTGTCAGCTCAACAGATGCGAGCGGCAAGATCAAGAGCATGGATCAGATCATGCTCGACGTGGCTGATCGGTTCGCCAAGATGCCAGATGGTGCGCAGAAGACTGCGTTGGCGATGGATCTATTCGGCAAATCTGGCGCCAACTTGATCCCGATGCTGAATCAGGGCCGGGACGCCCTGGGGCAGTATTCAGCGACGATCGACACGCAAATGGCCCAGGCGGCGGATAAGTTTAACGACTCGATCAACGCTGTGGCACGGGCTGTAGCGGGGCCATTCAATCAGGCAATCACGGCATTGCTGCCATTGATTACCCAGGTGGCTCAAGGCATCGCGAGCTTCGCTCAATGGTTCAGTGGTTTGCCCGGCCCGGTGCAAGCAGCCATTGCAGGGATTGCTGCGCTGACTGCTGGCCTGATTGCCCTGGCACCAGCGATTAGTGCATTGATCACCATCGGCGGTGCGCTCGGAGCAGTATTTGCCGGCGGTGGAATCTTCGCCACGCTGGCCGGCACTTTGGGCGCTGTGGTGCCTGTGATCACGGCGATCGGCACTGCGCTCAGTGGTCTGCTGCCGATCTTGGTTGCAGTGTTCACCGGCCCAGCCGGCTGGGTGGCGTTACTTGTCGCGGCTGGTGTTGCGATCTATGCGTTTCGTGATCAGATCGCCGGGGCATTCCAAGCGATCGGCCAGGTGATCACCGGGGCCGCTACAGCATTCACAAGCACCTTCATCACGCCAGTTCAGACCGGCTTCCAAATGCTGGTCAACGGCATCAAGACCGCTTTCGCCAGTTTGGGCAGTGTGCTCACTGCTCCTTTCCAAGCCGCTGCCACCACGATCAAGGGCATTGTGAATGGCATCCTGAACGGCATCGGTAGCGCGATCAGCTCAGTTGTGAATGCCATCAATGGCATCATCGCAGGGGCTAACCAGGCACTGGCTGCGCTCAAGCTGCCCCAGATCCCTCGACTGCCATCGCCCAGTATTCCTCGTTTTGCTGATGGCGGCGTGGTCTCCGGGCCCACCTTGGCGATGGTTGGTGAAGGTGGCGAGCCGGAATACATCGTGCCGCAATCCAAGGCCACTGGCTTCGCTAATAACTGGTTGGCCGGGATGCGTGGCGGCAAAGCGATTCCCAAGTTCGCCGAGGGCGGCGTGGTGATGCCAAGTTCCGCCAACGTGAGCATTCAGACTGGCCCGGTGACGCAGATGGATGGCACCAACTTTGTGACCACACAGGATCTGAGCCGTGCAGTGCAGGCAGGCGTTGATCAGACGCTGGCGCTATTGGCTGGCGACATCAATGTGCGTGCTGGGCTGGGTCTGATCTGATGGCCAGTTACGACATCATGTGTTTCTTGGAGTATTACTCCGATCGGGACAACGTGATCGATCCTGGCAGTGGCCTCAGGATCCCGACCAGGCAATGGCAGAACTTCTATCAGGTGGCACAGACGCTGAGCATTGATGCCAACGTCGGCGGCAGCTACTTTTATTTGGCCTTCGATGTGGATGGATTCGGCTCAACGGCTGCTGCATCCATCAATGATCTGTCGATTGATATCGCTGCAACAGCTGATCTGGTGGACATTACCGACACGGCCATGGCAGCCGACAACCTAGTGATCGCATCGCTCTACATCCAAGATGCTGGTGAGGATGCCTTCCATGCTGCCAGTGCTCAGCTGATCAGCCGTTACATCGGTAGCATTGAAGGGGCGAGCCTGAGCGATGAGGCGATCAGCTGGACGGTGAACCCGGCGATCAATAAGTTGAAGCCGCAGGTGCCGACCCGTAAAATCACAGCAGACATGCTGATCCGGCAGACGGGGCAATGAGCGAAACCGTCTTGGCCATTGATCTGAAGGTGACATGCGCCGATCATGGGATTCATGAGGGCGTCACGATGAAGGTCGTGGATGAGCGTGTGGTTTATCTGACAACAGGCGGAGAAGAGTTGAAGGGTGACTGCGCTGTAGAGAACATCAGCGCCGGCACATTCTTGAAAACGATGGACGTGATCTCAGCCGCTATCTGGACATATCGGAGGCAGGGTTGATGACGATCTCAGCAGAAGAAGCCCAGCGGATTCTTAATAGAGAAGTAATCAGAACCAGAGGGGGGGGCGATTCTGGTCTCAGGTCGCGAATTGTTAAGGTAAACTACAATGGCCGTATTTACAATCGCGCCGAGCTTGTCGCCGCAGCCAACAGCGCACCATCGCAATCATCTGCAGAAGTTGGCACTACAGCAACCCGCAGCGATGCTGCAATCACTAAAAGCAAAAAGCCGCAAACCGATCTAGGCAAACAGCAAACCGTTGCCGCAGCTGGTGACACAGTGCCGATTGTATTCTGCAAGCGCAGCGGCAATGTGGGCGGCACATGGGTGCAACCTGCGCTGGTCAAAACTGGCTCATCTGATTTTGTCGGCAGTTTTCTCTATGCCATCAGTCAAGGGCAGATGGTCAGTTCGCCTGTGAAGTATCAGGCATGGGTTGGCACGCAAAGCATTCAGACTTTTTCCAGCGCAGGAACATTAACGCTCACCCATTACTATGCCTCGGCTGCAACGATGGCAGCGGCAAAAAATGTTTGTCCCATCAGTTCTGGCAAAATTTTCTGTGATTACAATGCCTATTCGTATTTGGCCCCATTGTTTGGCACAAGCGGGACAACAGAACGTTGGCCTGATGTTGAAACCTACTATTACAAGGTCCAAGCAATCACACGAGGGAGTGGCGACACTAATAATTCTGTTATCAGCTATGCAACGCTTGATGTCGAAGTGTTTGACAATAAAACCGGAGCAGACATCACATCCGCCTATTGGGCTGGTCTTGGCATTACGCCTGGTGCGGGTGTCACTATCATTCTTAATGGTGTATTTTCTGGCGGCACTTTAATTGGCGGCAATCCTGTTGGATATATTGATAACTTTGGCATCACAGTTTACGCAAAAGAAGCCGCCGGATATTTTGCCAGCCTTGGATCCACCGGCCCATACACCGTGCTTTACGGCACTGGCACAGTCAACAATCGTATCAACACCTCACTGCCAGCAGATACTGGCACGCTAGATGGCGTCCAATATGAATGGAAACTTAGCTCTTATCTCGACCCAACCGCCCCTCCAAGCACTGCGGATTTCACCAATTTTGCAGACATCACTTTTCTTGAGATCGACGGCAATATCTACGATCAACCCAGTTCTGGTTCCTATCCAACCACCACACGGCAACTATCGATCTTCTATCAAAATGGCACCACCGTTGATCTATATAGCAATGGCCTAGTTGGTGGCGTCTATCAAACCGGGGCCAGCAATCAGTTTGTTGACCTAGCAATGTACCTGTTCACGCTGATGAAACGCGTGAGCGGGGCAACTACTGCCAGCATCGCCGCTCCGATTGATGTGAGCAATCTGCAGGCGCTGGCGACGTTCTGCACCAACACCGGCCTATTCTTCAACGGCATTATCGAACAGTCGATCAATACGATTGACTACATTGCCAAGACGGCGCCATTCTTTCTGCTCTCGTTTGTTTCCAGCAACGGCCGCTATAGTCTGCAGCCAATCCTGCCATTGAATGCTGGCAATACGATCAAGACCACTGCTCTGACCGCTGCGGCTACATTCACCGAGGCCAACATCATCCCCGGTACGTTCCAGAAGCGATATTTCGATGCTGATCAGCGTCGTGCAGTCAACATCTCATTGGTCTGGCGTGAAGCTGATCCGCTGATCATTGGCATTCAGCGCACGACCACCGTGCGCTATTCCACTACCGATAGCAATGCGCCGACGGTCCAGTTCGACATGACGGACTTCTGCACCAGTGCCGCCCATGCTGCGTTTTATGGCAAGTACGAACTGGCGCGGCGTAAGTATTCAACGCATGTGGTCAGCTTCTCCACGCCGCTATTGACCACCAGTTTGATCCCAACTCAAATCATTAAAGTGCAACGCCAACGCATCAACAGTCGCGGCGACAACCGGCAGGAGATTGAGTGGTATCAAATCACCCGCGTGAAACACAGCAGCGACGGGCTTAGCGTGATCGAGGCCGCGCATTTCCCTGTGGATGGCAGCGATATCGCTGAGATCAGCAACGAAGTGGTGAACGGGACGTTCGAGGTGATCTGATGGCTACCTATCCCTCGCTGACACCAAGCACCAGATCGTTGAGCTACGGCGACTATCCGCAAGGCACCTATGAAGCCGTCAGTGGTGCCAATGTGCGGTTCAAGTACGGCAGCGATCGCGTGGTGCAGCGCCTCCAGCTTGGGTATCAATACCTAACCGAAACCGAAATGCAGCTGCTGCTGGATCATTACGAAGGCCAACAGGGCACCCTCATTCCGTTTGCGCTATCGGCTGAGGTCTGGGCTGGCTACACCACGCCGCCTGTTGCCGCTGTTGATTATGAATGGCGCTATGCCAGTGCATTTGAGGTTGGCATCGCCTCACCCATGCGATACAACGCAACTGTGACGTTGGAATCGGTGCCAATCTGATGAGCACCTTCCCTGCGCTGGTTCCATCCACTCGCACCTACAACCCAGGTGGTGTGCCCAGTGCGATGCGCATCAGCCTGTCAGGCGTAGTGACTGGCTTCAGGCGTGGCAACCGACGGATTGCGCAGACGCTTGGGCTGACATTCAGGTTGCTGGAAGAGTCAGACGTAACGCTGATCCGCAATCATTACGACAACCGCTCCGGCAGTTTCGACATCTTCTTTCTTTCAACTGAAGTCTGGAGTGGCTACACCACCGCTCCAGTGCCGCTCATCAGCGATTATGCGTGGCGATACATTGGTGCACCGACCATCACCGACGCATCTTGTGGGCGATGGGATGTAGAAGTCGAGCTTGAAACCGTACCGATCGACATCGGCGACCTGATCTTCGATGCTGGATTAGCAGCCGCAGCACCTGCTCGCGCCTATATTCTGGATGCTGGCCTGGCTTCCGCTAGCCCTGCCCGCGACTATGTGGTGAGTCCACCTGGAGCCTGATGAGCATTACGCTTACCGCCCTTCAGAAGCAACGGCGCGACACGGCTGCTAACTGGACTGCTGCCAATCCGACGCTGCTGGCTGGTGAGATCGGGATTGAGTCAGACACTAACAAGATCAAGATCGGTGATGGCAGCACCGCATGGGCATCGCTGGCCTACACGCCTTGGAGCCAGCTGAGCGCCTATCCGATCGTCAATGCGGATATAGCTAGCAACGCTGAGATCGCCGTTAGCAAGCTGGCTGATGGCACAGCGCGGCAACTGCTGCAGACCGATGCAGCTGGCACTGGTGTTGAGTGGGCCAGCAACATTGATGTGCCCGGCACGCTGGATGTTACCGGCGCCGCGACGTTCGACAACAACGTCATCATCCAGGGCGATCTGACGGTCAACGGCACCGAGACGATCATCAACACCCAGACCTTGGATGTTGAAGACAAGAACATCGTCATCGGCAAGGTCACCACGCCATCGGATGTGACGGCTGATGGTGGCGGCATCACGCTGAAAGGCACCACTGATAAGACGATCAGTTGGATCGACGCGACAGATGCGTGGACGTTCAGCGAGCACGTCAACATTGCCAGCGCCAAGGAGTACCGCATCGCCGGCAACAAGGTGCTGGATGCCACCAGCCTCGGCAGTGGTGTTGTCAGCTCAAGCCTGACCAGTGTTGGCACGATCGGCACCGGCGTCTGGAATGGCACCACGATCGGCACGGCCTATGGCGGCACAGGGCAGACCACCTATACCGACGGTCAACTGCTGATCGGCAAGACCGATGGCACGCTGGCAAAGTCAACGCTGACTGCTGGCAGCAATGTCACGATCACCAACGGCAATGGCAGCATCAGCATCGCCAGCACTGACACCACATACACCGCTGGTGATGGCCTTGATCTGGTTGGCAACAGCTTCTCAGCTGATCTGAAAGCCAATGGCGGCCTGGTGATTGAATCCACTGAGCTGGCGGTTGATCTCAGTGCTAGCAGCATCACCGGCACGCTGGGTGTGGCTGATGGTGGCACCGGCCAAACGACCTACACGGATGGCCAGCTGCTGATCGGCAATAGCACCGGCAACACGCTGAGCAAGTCCACGCTCACAGCTGGCACTGGCATTTCGATCACAAACGGCTCTGGCAGCGTCACGATTGCATCCACAGTTAGCGGTGGCCTGCCTACCACCGGCGGCACGCTGACTGGCGACCTGCTGATGGACAACCAGTCGGATGTGCGCTTTGGTGAAGCCACTGCGAACGGATCGAACTGGGTTGCATTCCAGGGTCCGGCCAGCATTGCTAGCAATGTCACTTGGACGCTGCCATCAACCGATGCTGCAGTCTCGGGCTATGCACTGGTCAGCAATGGCTCGGGCACACTTAGCTGGGCAGCAGCCGGTGGTGGTGCAACAGGCGGCGGCACGGATGATGTGTTTTATGAGAACTCCCAAACTGTGACGACTTCCTATACCCTGACGACAAACAAAAATGCCATGTCAGCCGGGCCCATCACAATTCAAAGTGGGGCCACGGTCACCATTCCGTCCGGCCAAACCTGGGTCATCGTCTGATCATGCCTATCACCATTGCTGGCTCTGGAACGATCACTGGCATCAGCGCAGGCGGGTTGCCGGATGCCTCGATCACGCTGGATGAGCTGGCGTCAAGTGTTTATTCAACGTTCAGCGCCAAGGACGGCACGCATACCACTGGCACCATTACCAGCGGCACCACTGCGCTGACTGTTGCTTCAGGCTCTGGCATCAGCAACGGTGATTATGTTGTTGGCGAAGGCATTACGCCCGGCACGACTGTTTCTTCTGGCGGCGGTACAACCAGCATCACGTTGAGCGCCAATGCAAATACAACGCTAAGCAGTGATCCGGTTGCTTTTTATTCAGCCACAAAACTTCTGACGCCCGGCCTAGTTGGTGGTCAGCTGTGTAGGGCGTGGGTGAACTTTAACGGTACTTCAACGGTTGCAATTCGCGCCAGCTACAACGTGAGCAGCATTACTGATCACAATCCCGGCGATTTTACTGTTAATTTTACAACGGCAATGCCTGACGCAAATTATACAAGTTATGGCTCATGTAGACCAACCGCAGGAGGTAGTCCTCATTATGTA